TCCCGTCAGTAACCGATGGCCTATCCCACTCTTGCCCATCAAGTTCTGGTTCGCAGCGACGGTAGCTGCAGATAGCGCCTTTACTTCCGCACTCGCCGCTTGTACGGCAGCCTTGACCGCATCAGTTGTACGGCTCAGGCTGGATCGTATCCCCCCTATCGTATGACCCTCCCGGCCTCTCCACCCCTCTAGCAGGGCATCAGCCATACCAGCGCCAGCAGTTTTTACTCTCTGCCCAGCCTCAGTAAAAGTCTTCTGGATATCCTTCGGGAGGTTTCTTGCTGGGTTCTCAGCTTTGACCTGATTGAATTCAGTAAGTGATGCTTTGAAGGTTTCTAGTCCCTTGGACAGCGCAACAAGGTGGGACAGAGCTGTGTCGCTCTTGATCCCTAGTACCAGCGATGCTGCTGCGTTGCNCAGACTCATTTCATTGCCCCTGTTTCTCAAAATACGAGGTCATGTAAACCTTATCCATCTTGAGCAGGAGCCTCACCGCCTTCGCCACCTGCTCCTTGGACTCATCGCCTATAATCGCTAGGTATCCGCGAATTTCAGACACCTGCAGCGGCTGGATGCCTGCCTGGTTATAATTCCGGGTATCGCAGATTTCCTGAAATACGTTGTAGTACCCAAGGCAGTCCGTCCTTAGCTCCGGGCGCTCCAGCAATCCTCTGGGGGTCACCCCCGTTGTTTTCTGTACCTCCAGCAGGGTCTTTAATTCAGCCCCCCACTGAAGAGACCAACGGAGGTGTTCCGTTAGTTTTTTGCCTGTTCGTCCGTTTGCACCTGCCGGAAATGGTCAATGTCGTCTGCCCACTTCGAGACAAGTTGTCGGAAGTCCTTATGACTCAAAAGCACCTTGGCATTGGCCACAGAATACGGGAGCTTCTTGCCCTTGTACTGCACGTTTTCCCAGTCGAGTAGAATGGTCGTAGCCAACACGTCGATCATGATGTCCTGAGACAGCTTGTCTGCCTCATCGCCTTTCTGGTCGAGTAAGAGTTTGTTGGTGTCAACCGCGGCGGACAGTACCTTGCCGTAATTGCGGTTGCCGGTACGGGCAATCAGGAATTTGGAACCGTTAAAGGCTACCCAGGTACCGTTATTCTCACGGGTTTCGTCAGTAGCAAATTGCTTGAAAATATCCATGCTGTAAATCTCCTAATAACTGTGAATCCATCAAAACTCAGGGGCGCTAGGCCCCCGAGGGTTATGCGCCGAACCGGTCAATAATGATCGTCTTGCCCGTGGTTGCATCCATCAGCGCCGTGAAAGGCATGCTCAACATGACGTCCTGATCGAGACCGCCAGCCTGCACCTTGGCGTCGCTGTATTTCAGCTTCGGGAGCGTGAACGCATAGCCGTTGAGGGCAGTGTCCTGTACCGTCCAGGTCAGGCTGGATGCCGTATTGGCCGCCATCTTGTCGTAGAGTGTGCCATCGGCCAGATAGATTTCCATGTCGCCCTTGACTTCACAGGCGCCCGACCCGATAGACACCGCGCCAAGAACGCCGATGGCATCACGCGCCCGCAGCTTGTTGTCGAGGTCAAACTTGAGAGACTTAATGAAGGTGCCGGCCAGTACCGCACCGTTTTCCAGGACATTCCCCACACCGCTCACAGCATTAGTGACGTCGTAGGCTTGCGAAGCGGTGCTCGCCGCCAGAGCGGTCACGACACCTCGGGCCGCATCTTTACCAAGGAAACCAAACATCCCTGTTACGATAGCGCCAGAGGCAAACGACAAACTCATCTTGGAGAGGGACATACCGCGGTAGACAAAGAATTGCACAATGTCTTCGAATGCCCGCTCAATCGACCAGCTCCGTTCCGTCGTGCCGTTGGTCAGGCGGGAGCCTGACAAGGTCGTTGTGGCGCCGGTTTCATTAGCAAACGTGCCGGCCGCACACACAACCACGAGGCTGGAGGTCTTGGAGACAATCTTCACAACCTTATTATTGGAGGGCGTTGGCATGCCAGTAATCAAGAAGTTCTGGCCAGCTACGGCGTTGGCAAAGGGTGCGCCTGAAGCTGCAGTAAGTGTGGTGCCCAGCGTAGTCGTCACAGATAGGGTTGTCTTGCCATACGAGGTGAAGGACACGGTGACCCCGACTTCATTCGTCAGCGCGGATGCAGCAAAGGTCAGCACCGTCGGACTTGCCGTAACAACCGTCAACTCCGCATTGTTGGCTACTGTAGCCCACCCGGAAAACCTGACTTTTTGACCCGCTACGATACCCGCAAACGGAGTACCCGCTGACGCGGTCAGGGTATTGGCGAGAGTAATGGTGGCGGTGATGCCTGTTACGTCGTTCATACCCAGCCATGCACTCTGCAGCGCCGACTCGAAGAACTTATCATATTCCTTGTAGGACAGCTCAAAGTTGATGTCTCCCGAGGCGTCCGCGCCGACTAGAATCTGGTCAGTGATCTGGCGATCGCTGCGAATTTCCTTGGAAGTGTCAGTCTTTATACTGTAGGCAAGAGATTCCCCTGTGATGCGCAGTTCATTTGATAGTGTAGCTGGTGGAGTGCCAAAGATCGCTTCCAACGCATAGCGTATCTTGGCTCGGTTCGAGGTTGCGAGGGCCATTTATTTTTCTCCTTATTAGGCGCTGCTTTCGCGGATGCTACATCATTTAAGTCTTAAATGCAAATTACGTCATTATGTATTGGAATCGGCCCAAAACGGCACACGGAGCTGCATGGAAAACCAGCCGTCCCTATATACTTCCATACCCGGTTTTGGAGTCTGCGTATGCACTCCGCTGAGTGCCTTGAACTTGAACAGGGTAGTCAACTCATCCAGATAGCCGAGTGTTGTGGTCGTGCCTTCTGCTTCCCTAGCCAGTACCGTCAAAACCAGCGTCCCGTATGTTCGGTGGTGGGGCGCGGGATCAATATTGATCTGCTGGGCATCATCGAAATACACGTCACACTTCAGGAAGTGCGTCCCGATCAAGGCGATGTCGATCTCCTCCGCATTCGCGTAAAACACGGGGACGCCGGCATGCACCCAATTGTTATTGAGCTGCGCAGCAATTGCGTTGCGTATCTGTACCAGCGTCATATCTTTTCCCTTCGCAGAGCCTGAGCGGCTTTATCATCAATTTCGGTATAACGCGCCATTGCGTCCATCGCCCGCTCCACGGTATGTCCAACGTGGCCTGAACGGAACTTGATCTTTCCATCCTCGATCAACCGGGCGTAAGGCTCATCGTGCGCTGCCGCGTTGCTGATGAATATGGTTTCACCCAGCGCGGCACTGCCAAACGCTGACCGTGCCTGGTTTTGCGCGTATACTACGGCCTCTCCGTCTCCCTCCTTCCGGTGCTGTTCCATCCCCTTGAAACGCCCATAATCCCCAACCCTAACGGTACTCCTATCCTCAAACAGCCCCGGCTCAAACGACAAATCAGGAGCCCCAATACTGTATTTCCAGTTCGCCGCGTAGTCCCCGCTGTACTGCGCGGAACGCACCAATATCGCGTTAAACAGCTTGGCGCTGATGCCTGCCAGTACCTGCCGAGTCAACTCATAAACCTCAGCTTCCCATTGATCGAGCTGCGTCTCTAGTTGAGCAAGGTTCTTAATCTCAACCACGGCAGATNCGTAGCCCCCAGCACGTGCTTTCGTCCCTCACTGATGCAACGGTGTAGCTGGAGCCGGATAGCGTAACCTTGTCTGACGCCTTAACGACCGGCACGTCGGCTTTCCGCACCATCAGCACCACGTCCCCTGCAGCGTAAGGATCGACAGCCTCTTGCGAGTAACTGTAATGTGATTGCCAATGGATGCGCAGTGCATTGACTGTGGATGTTGTTTCGGTATAAGCATCCGTCAGCGGGACATAAACCCTGCGCTTGAACGTCACGGAAACCTGCACCGGTTCCGGCAATTCATCCGACAACGCAACGAGAAACCCCCCCATGCTGGTATACATTGCCCGTATCAGGTGCCAGCGGTCTTTGAGAAAGATGAGGTTTCCGGCAGTGACAGCTTCACCCTCTGCAAAAAACACCTGGTACACGGCCAGCATATCGGACGAGATTGCCTCCTCCCTGCTTTCCTTTACCCAGGATCGCCCGGCATAGGCTTGAAGCCCGGTAGAGACGGCAATCGCTTCCGCGAATGTCTTAATGCTAGCCAAACCTTCGGTCTGTTGCAGTACGTGCTTGATGCGTATAGCCGCACTGCGGAAATAATCCATATGGGAGCTGCCCACCAGCCACTGGCCGCCGTCGACGGCGAGCGTCTTACGCGCAGGCATCGTAATGTCTGGGCTGGTGGC